GGGGGCTTTTTGTGGTGAAAATCGCGCCTTGCTTTTCTGCACTTGCGCGCTAGGCTTGCATCGTGAAATTTCTTTCCGTGTGCTCAGGAATTGAGGCCGCCAGCGTGGCATTTCAGCCGCTGGGCTGGGAGCCCGTGGGCTTTTCGGAAATCGAGCCGTTCCCCTGCGCGCTGCTGGCGCATCATTACCCGAACGTGAAAAACTATGGCGATCTCACGCAGCAGGAAAGCTGGAAGCTCCCCGCCTTCGATGTTCTCTGCGGTGGCACCCCTTGCCAGGGATTCAGCGTTGCCGGCAAAAGAGGCGGCCTGGCTGACGCGCGTTCTCAACTGGTCTGGCACTTCCTTGAAATTGCTCGCAGAGAGCGCCCTCGATGGCTGCTGTGGGAAAACGTCCCCGGCGTGCTGTCCAGCGAAGGCGGGGCCGATTTTGGAGCCGTGCTCGGAAGGCTGGGCGAGTGCGGGTATGGGTTCGCTTACCGCGTTCTCGACGCTCAATATTTCGGAGTGGCCCAAAGACGCCGCCGTGTGTTCGTTGTCGGATATCTTGGAGACTGGCGCCCTGCCGCGGCGGTACTTTTTGAACGCGAAAGCATGTCAGGGAATCCTGCGCCGAGCCGAGAAGCGGGGAAAAGCTCTGCCCCCACAATTAGCGCGCGCACTAAAGGCGGCGGCGGGCTTGGAACCGACTTCGATTTAGACGGCGGACTGATTCCGCAATGTTCGCCGGCACTCAAGCAGCGCGATTTCAAAGGGCCGTCAAGTGACGGCGACGGCGACGGCGACGGCGACGGTGCACCACTGATACCTGTCTGCTTTGATGAAACGCAGATCACCAGCAAAACGAACCGCTGCAATCCAGAGCCCGGCGATCCTTCGCACCCGCTGGCCAAGGGCGCCCGCCCGCCCACGATTGCGTTTTCGATTCAAGAGCGCGCGCAGTGCGAAAATCTTGACGCAGGCCCAGGCGGCTGCGGCATACAAGAGAACCTGGCCTACACGCTGGAAGCCCGCAACAAAGTGCAATCCGTTGGCGCTGCAATGGCCGTGCGCAGGCTCACGCCGCGCGAGTGCGAGCGGTTGCAGGGCTTCCCCGACGATTACACGCTGGTGCCGTTTCGCAAGAAGCCCGCCGCCGATGGCCCGCGCTACAAGGCGCTGGGCAATTCCTGGGCGGTGCCCTGCGCCCGCTGGATTGCGGAACGCATTGCGCATGTGCAGGCGTTGTTGCGGGCGCGCTGAATCGTTTACTGGCGGCATGGCTGGACTACCTGCACAACCTCAGTTTCAGCACCCCGCGGGCCAGCCCGCGCCACAGTTTCAGCCGGGCATGGATATGAAGCCCCAGGCGCGGGAGCTGCGGGGGCTTTCGCCGGCTTTTGTTTCGATTGAGGATCAGCTTTCGAAGCGTTTCCCCGAGGCGATTGCGAAACTGCGCGATCCTGGCCTCGATTACACGCGGGCGATGATCAGCATTCGCGCGCGCGGCGGGAAACAATCGCAATTCATGCCGCTGGCCGATTTCGTGATTACCGATTTTGCCGAGGCCTGCGCGCTCGAGGCCAAACAGGGCGGGCCTTTGACTGTCACCGTTGAGCCCAACGATGGCGTGCGCCCGCGCTTTGTTTTCGGCTTTGACGCGCCCCACGTGGATATTCCGCCCGAGAGCGTGAACAAGACGCTGCAGGATCAGCTCGACGCGCTCAAGCAGCAAATGCAGCGCGAAAAAGAATTAGCCTCGCTGGGCGGCGGTGGTGCTTCGGCGCAGATCAGCGAAGATGAACGCGAAATGCGCTTTTTGCAAAAAATGCAGATGTATAAAAACATCTTCGCGCCCGCTGGCAGCGCAACGCCTGCACCCGATCCCATGAAGATGATGCAAGACACCATGAACATGACAGGCAACATGGTGGGCGCAGCGCTCGGCATGGTCAAAAACGTCGGCCAGGCCACGCAAGCACTAAACCCGGCAGCCAGCGCGGGCGCCGTGGCCGCCGCAGAAGCGAACGCCTGGATGGGCGTTGTAAAAGAAGGCGTGCCCGTGATCAAAGAAATCGTGCCCGTGGTAATGCAGGGCATGTCAGCCATGAAGGGCGCCGCCGGCGAAAGCGCCGCCGCAGCCGCCGCTGTTGCAGACGTAGCGTAAAAGCGGGCTCACACAAAGCCACAAAGCCACGGAGAAAAACATGGGACAGCCGCATAAGTGCCCGCTATGCCTCGGCTCAGGATGCGCCAGCCAGGAAATTCAAAAAGCGCAGGTGGAAGCGACAGGCCGCAGCTCCTCAGTTTGCCGTGGATGCGATGGCAAGGGATTAGTTTTCGGAGACGAAACACCTAACGAATCTGCGTTCGATATGGTGAAAAATTTACTGCCTCTACTGAAAGAGCCAGAGGCGCCCGATTTTGGGCCGCCCTATGATCAGCGGTAGTAGTTCTTTGTGGCTTTGTGGCTTTGTGTGAGGACGCAGTGCAAGTAACCCAGATCCAGCCCGTCAAATACAACTTCCCCGAGGTGGACCGGGCGGGTGCGCTTTTGTTTTTGGCTTCCGTGGATGAGCTGCGCAAAGAAAAATTTGTGACCGTGGATGAAATGGTGAATTTGTTCTGGGGCACGATTTTTGTGATGGCGGAAATTCCGGCCGGCACGCAGCCCGATCCGCGCGATATTGTTTTGCGCCGCCGCGACAAAAGTTTTTGGCGGGTGATTGCGGGCAAACAGAAATTCAGCGACCCCACGATCAGGTGGCTGGCGCAGGTGCACCCGCGCGATTTGCTCTACACGCTGATTTGCAGCGTCGACCAGGGCACGCAAAATAAAATTACCGAGGGCTGGAAAAGCGATCCCAACGAAAAACAAAACATCGCGGCCGGCCTGCGCAAGTTTCAAGACCAACTGAAAAACGCGCTGCAGCACCTGATCAGCATCGGCGCCCTGAAATTCCCGCCCACACTTTTGCGGAGTGCAGGATGAAAGACCTAGACAAGATTCTTTCCAAAATCATGGCGGCAGCGGAACTGCTCAAAGAATGTGGCGATGCGCTGGGCGAGCCCGAGCCCATTGTGCAGCCTGATTTGGCGGAAGATCCGCAGCACTACGCGCTGCGCGCCGTGCAACAGCAGATTCAAATGCAGCGTAACCCGCACTGGGGCCTGCAAAGCGTTTGCGAGCACGCGGTGCAGGCGCTGGTGCAAAGCCTGCTGCGTTACCGCGGCGCATCGCTGCATTTCAAAGACACGGCGCTGGCCGTGCCGGCCATTGAGCCGCCCACGTGCAGTTTTCCCGGCCAGGTGATTCAGGGCGTGGTGCAGGGCGGCAAAGGCGGCATCCCGGCATGACCAAACTCTGCGCACCGTGCCGTTGCTCTGGCGAGGTTTCGGGATCGCAGGGCGGTGTCGTGCTCTATGGCTCGCGGGCTGACAAACAGCAGATTTATGTTTCGCACACGATCCCGCTAATGTGGGCGGAATCTGATCGCGCCGTGCTGCCTGCGCTTCCGCGTGATGCCCGCGCCATTCACGATTGGGCGCGCGCTGGCAAATACACGCCCGAGAATATCCCCGGTGATGAGGTGCGCACCGCGCAGGAAATTCTCGAGGGCGGCGGGGATTGCGACGATTGGGCCAGCCTGCTTTTGGCCGCCTACTCGCGCGCCGGCTATGACGTGCGGCTTGTGACGGCGGGCGACGATGGCGACAATTTTGAGCACGTTTACGTTGAAGTGTTTACTGGCGGCCAGTGGGTGCCCAGCGATCCCAAGGGCAGCCAGCGCGGCCATGCCTTTGGCGTTGAATCAGTTTTCCCCGTGCGCCGAGTTTTCGACCGATATAGTGAAGTGTTTGGCGGAAACTTCGCGCGAGGCTCACGCGGCGACGTTCAAAGCGCGCTGGGCACTGTGAATAAGTTTGACGCATTCGCGCCGCGCACGATGGACTCGCCCGGCGGCCTGGCCCACGAAGCTGCGCACACGGTGCAGGGCTCGGGCTACAACCAGATCGATGAGGGCGTGAAGGCTTTTGTTCGCACGCAGTATATCGGCGGCACGTTGACCTATGGCTACCGGCCCGACAACTCGCGCGCGCAGATTTCCGGCACGCAGAAAGCGGCCATCAACGCGCGCGTGGCAGAAGGGGTGCCCTTCAATGTTTCGCGCGACGTATGGAAGCTGATCAACTCGCCCGTGCCGCTCAACGTGCCCGCAATCGCGCAAGAGTGGGCGCAAGAGGGCCGCGCGCTCACGCCCGAGGAAACGGCCTACCTGAATCAGATTGCGCCCCTGGTGCAGCAGCGCCTGGCGCTGCTGGCGCAGCCGATCAGCGATGACAAATTTGTGGCGGCCTTTGTGGCCGCGGAACTTCCGGCCGCACAGGCGATTGCGATCAGCAACGCCATTGGCGTTGAGGGCACAGACGGCGAGCGCCGCGCGGCCATCGCGGATTACCTGATCGTGCTGGCGGGCGCATACGGCACCACGCTGCGCGCGGGCCTCACGCAAATCGGCATTCCGGTGCCCACGCAAGACAGCGATTTAGGCTCTGCCGGTTTTTTCAGCCAGATCACAGATAAAATTCAGGGTGCGGGCATCAAAGCGCAGGATCTCGCGCGCCAGGTGCAAACCGGCGTGGGCGTGGCGCTGCAGCAGATTGGCCGCGCGGTGATCAAGCTCGAGCAAAAGGCGCCATGGTTTGGCACATTCATTTCGCGCCCGCTGGGTTTTCACTTGCAGGCGACAGCCCTTGAACAATTGGGAAACGCCGTGCGCGACGGCTCGATCACGACGTTCGACGAAAAAATTCTGATGCGCGCCACGGCGGACACGCTCACGGCGGCGGGCCAGGCGTTTTTGATTGCGGGCGCTGTGCCCTCGCCTTATTCGGCGCTGTTTATTGCGATTGGCACCGTGAGCATTGCGGCGGGCAAATTCATAGATGGCGCGATCGATGCCGCGGAAACGCGCCGCGCCATGGCCGCCGATCCGAACTATGGCGCCGTCACGCTGCGCTACGATTCGCAGGGGCGGCAGATCGATGAGGCGGGCAACCTGGTGGACCCCTATGCCGCGCAATTACAGGCATTGCAGGCCCAACAGCCAGCCGTACAAATATGGTCATACGCGGATTGGGGACAGTACGGCACGCTGCCAACTGTTTTCAACGCACAAGGTCAGCCGGTGCAGGTTTGGGACGGGCAGCAGTGGCTGCAAGTCGCCTAGGCAACCGGGACGCGCAACAGGGAGATCAACATGACAGCAGGCGTTCACTGGTGGGGCGGTTTGAAACTCGTGCTGGCTGCGCTCGGCGTGATTGCCCTGGGCACCGCGATCAAAACTTTCATGAGCTGGAGCCCGCGCACTTCCGGCGGCAACGCCCTGTTCACCATCGGCGTGGCCATCGTTGGCGCGCTGTTGTTTGGCAAGCTCTTGCCCAAAGGCGGCGCTGCAGCCGTCACCACGGCCGGCCTTGTGATCGGCGGCTATGAATGGCTCAAGCCCCAGGCTGATCAGCTTGGCGCCAGCGTTGGCTCAAGCATTCGCGGCGGCGGTTTCATGAGTAGCACGCCCACGGGTGCACAGCCCACGGGCGCAACGTCATACCCAATGGCAGGCTCCACGATTGTGGGCGCCGTGCCCTCGGTGACACCAACGGTGCAGCCGACAGTGCAGCCCCAGGGAATTACCGTCATTCAGCAGGCCGCAAAACCGGCCAGCACCACAAGCCAGATCATTTCCGGCATTTCCGGCATCGCCAGCAGCTTCTTTGGCGCCGGCGGCGGCTTTGGCTCGCTGGTGGGCGGCAGCAAAGGCATTCAGGACGTCGATTACAGCCTGGGCAGCGGCGCCGATCGCTACTCGCGGCTTTTGAACCTCACAGCGGTCTAACGCTCGAGGCGGGCGGGGAAGTGCTATCCCGAGTCACAAATGCGGGGGCCTTGCATGAGGCCCCCAAATTCGGAACTCAGGAACGGAGAAAATCATGGCAGGCGCGACGATGTTGCAAAACAGCCGTATTGGTGCCAGCGAAGATTTCGCAGCACTTGCTGAAATCGGCTACCAGCAGGAAACACTGGGCGCGCGCGCTGCCGCCGCCACGATTTTTCGCGCCAGCGGCCAGGATCAATTCCTGCCCGAGGATTTCGCCCAGCAGGTGAAGCGCGAAGAAATCCGCGTTCCCGGCCCGGTGAACTACACCAACAACTTTACTTACGCGGCCACCACCACCTACACAGACAACGCCGCCGCGTGGACCTACACCAACCCCAGCGACCGCTACACAATTGTTTGGTCCATGGGCCTGGAAATGCACAATCTTCTCGCCAGCGCAGCAGGCACCATGCCCGCCGATGGCCCGCTGCGCCAGTTGCGCAGTAACATGAGCATTATCTGCAACTTCCCAAACGGCAAAGCGATTCAGCGCAGCTATGCCGAGTTTGACCTGGGCGTTGCCGAAATCGAACAGGACGGCCAAACCACGCTTGTGGGCATTGCCATGAGCCAGCAGCTCTTGAAAGAACGCCTCAAGCGCATGGTGGTACAGGGCCAGCCCCTGGGCGTGCTGATGCCCAACGATATTTTGACCGTGGGTATTGCCAACGGCGGCAGCTCGGCCACGCCGGCCGATTCAGTCAGCGGCGTGCAGATCACGCAGTATCTGCTGTGCCAGGAATATTGCACTTCATAATGCGCTGGCCTCACGGCTGCGCTGCAAACAGGGTTTCAAGTTGCGGGGCCTCGAGCATAAGGCCCCAATACCCGACACCTTGAAAGCGGAAAAGGGAAAAATCATGGCTGAATCTCGCGTGCTTGCGGCTCAGGACTTTGCAGCCGCCGTTGGACAACTCAGCGCCCAAATGACGCTGGACAACCGCCTGCGCAACGCCGGAAAATTCTTTGCCAGCGCGGGCAGCGCGTTTTTGGCCGATCAGTTTTCGCGCCAGGTCAAACGCCGCGAGGTGCGAATCCCCGGCCCGCTCAACTACGGCGCCACGGCCGGATCAAACAACTTCACGGCGGCCGCCACCACGGCCTTTGCCAGTGCCTTCCCGGCCTGGACTTACCAAAACCCCACGGATCGCTTTGCAATCTGCTGGGCCATGGGCCTGGAATCTCACCCGCTCACCACGACCACCGCGCCCGGCGTTGCACCTGCCGATGGCGTCACGCGCCAGCTTCGCGGCCTGGGCAGCATCACGCTGCACCCGCCATACGGCAAACAGATCGCGCGCAGCTACGCGGAATTCGATATGGGCCCGATCGACATCAACGTCGATACGATCACCACGCTGGTGGCCGCGGCCCAGGCACAGCGCAACCTGCGCGAACGCCTGCAAACTTCCGTGATCGATGAGCGCGTGCCGCTGTTTGTGCTGCAGCCCAATGACACCGTGACCGTCGATTTCGACGGCCTCAACGGCGCCACGGTGGCAGACAGCGTGAGCGGCGTAAGCATCACGCAGTATCTGCTGCTCGAAGAATTCTGCATGAGCTAAACCGCGCAGCGGTTTAGCTCATGTCGTGAGCGAGCGCAGCGAGTCGAACGGCAACACCGTCAGGGAAACCATGAACATTCGCGGCTTTCAACTTCGCTCGGGCACCATCACCTTCACGAGCGGTGCCGTAACCTTGCAGATGCCGCGCCGCACGCGCGGCAACTCGCGCACGGCCATTGTCGGCATCACTTACGACGCCGTGGACCCGCAGGATGGCCTGCTGGTTTCAATCAATTCGTTTCAAGTAGGCTCGCGCCAATATGTGCAGGGTGACGCCGGCGGCGTTATTCTCGGCATGATTGCCGGCAGCGCGGTGCCCCTTGGCACCGGCAGCGGCAACGCCTGGGCGCAATTCCCGTATTTCCCGTGCAGCAAGTTTGTGGATCTCGACGGCACGATCCGCGGCAACGGCATCCCGCTGCCCAGCGGCAAGTTTGCGGGCGGCATTTTGATCAAGGGCGGCGAGCTGATCCAGATTTCGCTGGCCGAGGTGCAGGCCGGCAGTAACCCGATCCGCCAGATCGTGCTGCATTGCGTGCAGTTTGACGATGCACCCAGCGATGCCGACCGCAAGGCGGGCAAGTTTGACCCCGCGCTCGAGGCGTTCTGGGACGATTTCGCCAACCGCGGCATCGGCCAAATCTATTTCCAGGGCAGCACGATCACCTGCGCCAACGGTGCGGTGATCAACACGCGCGTTGAGCAAATCATTCATCACCCGTACACGATTCGCACGCGCCGCCTTGAAATTCGCGGCGAGAAAACCACGACCACAGCGGTGGCAGAGGACAACTTTGCCGATGACTCCGTGCTTGTCAGCACCAGCACAGAAAACAATCACGAGCTCGATCCCGTGAGCGCGCGAACGGTTTTCGGCCACGCGGCTTTGCAATATCCAAGTGCGCTGGCAGTCGATCTCGAGGATGGCGGCCGCAACGTGATCCAGTATTCGGGCCCCGATCCTGGCGCCGATATGGTGGTGCGCCTGACAGCCATTCACGAAGGCGTGGACGGCAACTTACCGTTCCTTTGCGGCCCCAACCCGTACTAAGCGAGCCATGGAAACAACCGCACAAGCGCCCGGCTTAGTGAACGCCATTCGGGCGTTCAAGCTCACGTTGGCCGTGGTGATCTCGCGCGAGCTCGACACCGTTGCGCGCGTGCTGGCCGCGGTGCGCGCGCAGGCCGGCGATTTCAAAGACAAAGCCGCCGATTGGCGCAACGCCCAGGGTGCGACGTTTGCCCAGGTGCAAGAGCAAATTCAATGGTGGGGCGGCCGCGAAAACAGCGCGCGCGCCGTGGTTACGGGCATTACCGCCGATTTTGACGGCTTTATCGAGGCGCAGGAAATCGCGGATCTTGAAACGCTGCAGGCGCTGGCCCCGGCCTTTGCCGAGTCGATTCTGCCGCGCCAAAGTGAAATCTACACGCCGGCAGCCCGCGAGGTGCTTTGCCGCGCGCTCAAGCGGCTGCAGGGGGTGAGCGTATGAAAACTTGCAACGTTTGGCCCGCACGGGCAAACACTGTTTTTTCGCGCCAGCTCACGGTTTCAGCGCTTACCGGCCTGATTTTGACCGATGCGGACCTGATGGAAGGTATCCGCCTGCCGCGCAGTGGCCGCACCATCGGCTATGAAGTCAACATCCGCAACCGGCCCACGGTAACGAGCGGCACGCCTGCCAATCTTGTTTTCCAGCTCACGCCCTCGATCACGCTGGCGCAAACGATCACGGCCATGGCCGCGGGCATGACGGGCGAAATGCTTTCGCCCGGCGAGGCCACGATTATCAGCATTCCCGCCGATCAGGAACGCCTTAACATGGCATTTGTGATGCTGCAGGATGATTGGTCCACGCTCATTGAGGGCGTTTTCTTGCTCAACATTTACGAAATGTGGGCGCTGGAAGGCACGGTGGATTGCGTGCAGCCAGGCCCGTGCAGGCTCTAAATGGCCCACGCAGGATCTACCCAGCAGGTTTCAGGACGCCCGGCCCCGGCCTCGGGCGTTACGCCCGTTGTGCCCGGTGGCCTGACCGATGACTATGTGGTTTTCGGCGCAGGCAACAACCAAATCAAAATCGAACAGCTCAAGGGCGATGATTCAGTGCCCGGCGCGCAAACGCTGTTTGCCGCCACAGATGTTTCGCTCACCATTTCGGGCGGCGTTGGCAGTGCAGGCGTGGCTGGCGCGGGCGTTGTTGTAAAAGGCGGCGCGGGCACAGTTGTGGCCGGCGGCGGCTTTGCATCGTTTGAAGGCGGCCCGGCCGGCACCGTGGGCACGGGCGGCGATGTGCATTTGGTGGGCGGCCCCGGCGGTACGGTTTCCGGCGCGGGCGGCCCGGTGTACGTTGAGGCCGGCACGCCCACAGAGGGCGCGGGCGGCTTTGTGCAGATTGCAGGCGCATCGGGCGTGGGCACTGATCGCGCCGGTGGCGCTGTGACCATCACGGCAGGCGCTGCCACGGGCTCGGCTCTGGCGGGCGCGATTTCACTGATCGCGGGCCAAAGTGTCACGGGCCTGGCGGGCGCCATTACTGTGCAGGCTGGTGCAGCCACAAGCGGCAACACCGCAGGCGGCAACGTTTCGCTTACCGCGGGCGTGGGCTCTGGCACCCAGGCGGGCGGCACCATTTTGCTGCAGGGTGCCAGCGGCGGCGCCACTGGCGCAGGCTCGGCCATCACGCTTACGGGCGGCATTGGCGGCGTAACCTCGGGCGCTGGCGGCGCCATCACGCTTACGGGCGGCGCAGCAACGACAGACAGCAACGGCGGCGCTGTCACGATCAACGGCGGCCTGCTCAACGGCACGGGCCTCAATGGCTCGCTGAACCTGGGCACCAGCAACACGCTGGGCGTGAATTTCGGCGTGGCCACGCCCGCGCAGATCACCGGCAACGTGGACGATTACTCGGGCACGAATAACTGCCTGCACGCCCGGCTTTCAACCGATGCCAGCCGCGACGTAACGGGCTTTGTCAACGGCAGCGCCGGCCGCCTGCTGCACATTCGCAACGTGGGCAGCTTTGATATCGTGCTCAAACATCAAACCGGCAGCGCCGCGGGAAACCAGATCACCACGGCAGACGGCGCAGATTTCACAATCAGCACCGGGCAGGATGCCTGGCTCGAGTACGATGGCGTCACCAGCAAATGGCGCGTGGGCCCCGCGGGCAGCGGCGGCGGTGCGGCGGGCCTGGCAAACATTGCCTACGTCAGCAAGCTGGGCGATGATGCCACGGCGCAGCTCGGCAGCATCGCGCTGCCCTACCTCACGATTCAGGCCGCGGTCACAGATGCCATCGCGGCGGGCACGCCCTACACGATTCAGGTGGGGCCGGGCACGTTCACGGAAAATATCACCTGGGGCGAGCAGCTTTCGCTGCTGGGCACGGGCGCTGTGATTGCGACCAGTGGCAGCGCGCCCTTTGGCGCTACCTCCATCGTCGGCACGCTCGCGCTGACGGCGGGCGCGACTACGGTGAACAACATAATGCAGTTTGCGAACGTGGCAATTTCGGGCGCCATCACGCTGGATTTTTCCGGCAAGACTTCTGGCGGCACTTCGCTTTCCTTCGATTCCTGCTTTTTCGCGGGCGGCATGACGCTCACGCGCAAAAACACCACAGACAAATCCCAGTATTTCAACACCTGGGTGCAGGGCAACACCAACACGAATTTCGGCCCCACGTTCGCGTCCGGCAGCCGCTTCAATGGCTACCGCCCCACGATTCCAAGCGGTGAACAGCACGCGCTGCACGCCTGCTGGGCGGAAGTGCTGGTGGCCAGCGGCGGCGACGGCAATCTACTTTTGGCCGGCTGCCAGATGAGCGGCAACACGCTGCAAGTGGATTGCGACCTGCTGGTGACGACGGGCTGCGATTTCTCGCAATCAGCGTTGAGCATCAACGCGGGCACGTTGTGGGAACAACGCGGCTGCAACTTTGACCACTCTGGCATCACCTCAAGCGCAGCACCCGGCACGCTCGACTTTTCATATTGGGGCGGTACGGTGCTGGTCACAGCAGCAGCCACGGCCACGCTACCGTCGCGCGCGCTGACGGGCTTTGTGGTCACGATCAAAAACGGCAACGCAGCAGGCAGCGGCAGCAACGTGACGGTGGGCCGCAACGGCAACAACATCGACGGCGTGGCCGCTGATGACACGCTCACGCCACTGCAAGCCGCCAGCTACATAGGCGACGGCACGAACTGGTGGAGACTCTAAGTGAACGACGCAGCCACCATATTTCCCAGAGTCAGCACCAGCACCGGCAACGCAGCCACCATCACGGGCGGCACGCCAGCAGCCTCGAGTGCGGGCGGCGTAGTCACGATCTCAGGCGGCCCCGGTGGCTCAACTTCCGGCAACGGCGGCGCTGTCACAGTGCAGGGCGGCGTGCCGATTGATGGCGACGGCGGCGCAGTCACGATTGCAAGCAGCAACGGCGCGGGCACTTCGCGCAACGGCGGCGCTGTTTCGATAACCGCGGGCAACTCGACCACGGCCGTCACGGGCGGCACGATCACGATTACAGCGGGGCAGGGCGGCGCGACGGGCGCCGGCGGCGAGGTAGATATCAACGGCGGCGCTGGCGGTGCAACGTCAGGAGCGGGTGGCCGCATCTATCTGCAAGCTGGCAACGGCACAGCGGGCAACAGCGCGGGCGGCGCGCTGCAGTGCTTCGCCGGCGCTGGCATTGGTTCCAGCGGCGGCGGCGCTGCGAGCATTAGAGGCGGGCACTCAGTCACCGGTGCCCCAGGCGGTGTCTCCGTACTTTGCGGTACACCTTCATCTGGCAACGTGGCAGGTGCTAATGCGGTAGTGACAGCCGGGAGTTCATCGGGTAGCGCCACGGGAGGTACCGCTCAGATTTCTGGCGGTTCGGGCGGTACGACCGGCACGGGCGGACTCGGAACCCTTTTGGGCGGAGCAGGCGGTGGCACCTCTGGTAACGGTGGCGCGGCCACGGTGCAGGGCGGCAGCGCGTCAGACGGCAACGGCGGCGCGGCAAATCTCTTGGGCCGCAATGCCTCAGGCACCACACGCACTGGCGGCGCGGTTACGATCACAGCAGGCAACTCGACGACGGCTGTTACGGGCGGCGTGGTCACAATAACCGCGGGCACTGGCGGCGGCTCTGATGGCGCAGGCGGTGCATGCACGATTGCAGGCGGCGCCGGTGGCGCGACCAACGGTAACGGTGGAAACCTGGTGCTGCGCGCTGGCAACGCAGCGGGCTCGGGCACCGATGGCATTGCCCAGCTCGGCGTTACCAACACCAGCGCCATCACGCTTGGCGCCACCGGCATCACTACCACAAACGCAGGCCCGCTGCTCACGAGCGAAGGCATCATCCGCCACAGCACCAGCATTGGCGCGGGCGGCGACACGCTGGACGGCACGGATGATATCGTGCTGTGCTCGGCCACGAACACCATCACGCTGCCCGCATCGCCCACCACGGGCCAGACTTACGTGATCAAGAGTGCAGGCGCTGCCGTCACGGTAACGATCGCGCGCAACGGCAAAAACATCGACGGCGCGGCCGCCGATAAAACGCTCACGGCGCTGCAAACGGGCACGCTGTATTATGACGGCAGCGCGTGGTGGACGATCGCAAACTAAGGAAGCCATGCGCAGCGTTCTGACAATCGCTTTGCTTACTCTCGCGCTGGCGGCCTGCGATGCCTCGCGTGATGATCTGCTTTCGCCTGTTCATGCGGCGCCAAGCTGCGCGCCCGCGCCTGTGCCTGCGCCGGGCGGACACGTGGGTCCGCCCCTACTCAACGTTTCCGTGGCGCAGATCGTGTTTGGCAACCCGGGATTCGCCGGCCCACAAGATGCCTGGCACGCGATCCTGGCATACGACTACACGCCGGACCCTGCATTCCCCTGCGTGGTCGTGAAAACTTACTACCAATGGCTCGGGATTTTCCGCCAGAACATCAAAATATGGGATTGCAGCGGCGGCCGTCGCGTGATCCTCGATGATTTTTTCGATTACGCCTACACGGAACCCCTGATCGAATACAGCGTGCAGATCTTCGCGGCGCGCGTGATCGACGGCGACTGGTTCAACGACTTTTGCATGGGCTGGGTCAGCGACTACTGGGGCGGCATCGACCCCAACTGGCTCTACTGCGCCATCGACGGCCAGCACCCAAACGGCCTGCGCATATGCTCAGGCACCGTGGCCGCCATGAGCATGATCCCGATTCAGTCCAGGTTCATTCGTGTGCACAACTACTACCAGGTGACGGTGCAGTGAGCGAAACCGAAAAAATCACGAAGCCCACGCGCAGGATCACGGGCAAGCTGCCCGGCTCGCTGGCCGATCTGCTGGCCATGGGCAAGGAAAGCAGCCTGCTGCGCATCGCGGCCATCATCCTGGCCAGCGGTGCGGGCGAAAAACTGCTGCTCAGTTTCCAGTGGAACGATGCGAAGTGGTGGATGATTGCCGCCGGCCTGGGCACCTGGTGGATCGTGGGCGAGCTGCGCCAGATACGGCACAAGCTCGACAGCGGCGCGGCCCGCTTTGAAGATCACGACGAAAGAATCAAGAAACTCGAAACCAAACCCGCCCAGCCCCGCCGCAAGAGCCGCGGCGATCTGCCCGTGCTCACGCCGGATATTGCTTGAACGTCCCGCGCAGGCTTCTACACTTGCGCACATGGATGACACCAACACGAAACGTATATTCGCGCTAGCCGCGCCCGAGATCCGGCGCCTGGCGCTGGCCCGCTGCTTTTCTGCCGCCCGCGCCGCCTTTGCCGATGAATTCAACAAATGCAGCGCCGAAGAATTGCAGGCGTTTTTGCTGCTGCCCGTCTTTGCCGATGGCATCGAAAAGCCACTGGCCCAGGGCGCGACGTTCACGCAAGACAACGAACAGATCACCATGAAAAGGCCATCATGAAACGCGAAACCACAAAAACTATCTTCGCGCTGCTGCTGTTCACGCTCGCGCTGCTATTCAGCATCACACTGGCCGGCTGCGGCAGCACTGACCCGCTGATTGAGCATGCGCTAGACCGCCGGAAAACGATTTGGGAAGAAGATCGCAGGCCACCGGCGACCATTGAACAGTGGAACGCCCACGTAAAAGCGCGCGACGATGCCACAGCAGTGGGCGACAAAGCGACTGCTGCTGCTGCACAGGAATGGCTGGATCTACACCTCGAGCCCGACACATTGACGTCGCGCAATAACGAATTAGACGCGCAAGACCGCTACAGAAAAAGCAAGTGACAGAATTTTCCTGTTCCGTGGCGTACAGAATGGATCCGGCGCAATCGCGGAAAGAGTAGGCCGGCGGGAGTGCTGACGCGGTAATTGCGGCAGAGGGTCTAAGGATAAGCGGCTTCTCGCCGTGATCTGGATTTGACCCCATGAGAACGCCTGGAGCCAATAGAGCACAGAACGGCGTGACGGCTGGAGAGACAGCAGCTTCAATTTTGAATTGTAAATTTTGAATTGTGAATTGGAGCGAAGCGACTATGCCCCTACCCAGCGAAGTCAGCAGCATCATCAACGCAACCCGCAATGCGGGCGTGGACCTGCTCAAAACTCTGGCCGATCGTGGCAAGAGTGCGGGCGCCGCGGGCGTGGCCGCACTCAATGGCTGGCTCAGGCGCATGGAAGAAGTAGGCGCGCGCTTTGCCCAGGGCAAACTGGCCGCCGCCGATTTCAAAAAAATCTGCGAAAGCGAAAGCGAGGCCCTGAAATTCAACCTGGCCGCCATCGCCAACGAACAAGCCCGCGCCGCACTAAACGATCTGCTGCGCGCCAGCTTCAGTTTCCTGGGCCAGATCCTTGGCGCCGTGGGGTAGCACAGGTGTTGGGTTTTAGGTGTTAGGTTTTGGGAACGGCCATGGCGCGAATTTTGGCGACACTTGCGAAGTTGGCGGCCGTCACAGCGGGGCTTGCGCTGGCGGAAGCTGCCAAGCCTGGAACTTTGAAAGCATTGATTGATCGCCAACCAAAAAAGCGCGAGCTGAATGTTGAAGTAGTTCCTAACACCCAAAACCTAAAACCCAACACCTAGCCTATGAGTAATGCCAAATACCGCCTGCGCGCAGTGCCCCGCGAACCTTCCGCCGATGAGGTGTTTAATGCTTTTCTTGGTGACCCATCGGCCATGGCCGTGCAGCACAACGGGCCTGCGCCAAAAATGGGGCGCCGTGTGTGGGCAGTTGTTCGCCTGGGCGCAGCCCTATGCTGGCGGCCGCTGCTCTGGACCGCGATCGGCGCACTGGCCGGTGCCGCAGCCGGCTTTGCAGCTTCAACCTGGCTCTAATGACCTGCGCCCTGCGTGAAATCAGGCCAGGCGGGCGCTACGCTGGCGCCAGCGGTGGTTTTTGCAGCCGCGCCACCGGGTTTGTCTATTCCTGCGCCGCGGCCTCGAGCTATACCCTCTGGCAAGTGCCAGCGCCAACCCTCGAGGTGCGCGCCATTCTTCTGACCTCTGACCTCTGACCTCTGACCTCTGACCTCGCATGAACGCCCTCTCCCATCGCTGCCGCAAATGCAAGCACATTGCCGTGGGCTATTTCGACAAGTGCCCGCGCTGCCAATCCTGGAACAGTGCCGAGGCGTTCTTTCCTGAAACGTCCGAAACCCGCGCCGCTGATGCGCCCACGGCCGTGCCGCTGGCTGCATTCGAGGGCCAGCACTTCAACCGCCTGGCCACGGGCATTGTGCCGCTCGATCTCGCCCTGGGCGGCGGCTTTGTGCCGGGCACCACAACCATATTTTTTGGCGATCCCGGCAGCGGCAAAACCACGCTGGCGCTGCAGGCGGGTTTTGCGCTTTCGTTCAACTCGGCACCCTATGCCGCGCGGCCGGCCCTCGATCTCAGCAACGAACAGGCCGCCGCCGAAATTCTGGACCTGGCCAAACGGCTAAACCTGGGCGTGCCTTATTTGTGGTTTGCCAACCCCGCCGATTTTGAAACCGTGCGCCGCTACGTGGCCAGCTACGGTGCGCCGGCGTGCATCATCATTGACAGCCTGCAGGAGTTTTACGACAGCGCCAACCCCTCAAAAAATCACCTCGCCAATTTCGTGGATTTTGTCGATTACGTGCAGGCCATTGGCTCGATCGGCATCATGGTTAGCCAGGTGAACGCTGGCGGCGGCGTGCACGGCGGCAAGCGTTACGAGCACAAAGTGAACGCGGCAATCCGCTTCAGGCAGATCAAGGGAGCCGACACCCGCGAGCTCTGGATCAAGAAAAATCGATCCGGCCGCGCGCAGTTTTCCGTGCACATGGAAATGACAGCGGGCGGGCTCGTTTGAGCCCGGCGCAGTTATCAGTTATCAGTTATCAGTTATCAATGGTGCCCCGATGATTGCTGCGCTGAATGTGCATTTTCGCTGGCGCGCGCGCGAAGGTTTTGCGCGCTGCTGTTACTGGCGCCACCGTGCCGTCAAGGTGGCCGCCGCGCGTTGCAAGGGCTGGCTGCTGGCCAGCGACGGCAAATACACAGGCTATCGCGTGAAGCCGCCGCAGCCCAGGCCACGCGCAACAATGCTGCCGCGCGAAATCGCCCGCCGCGCCGTGCTCGAGGTGCGGCCATGCTAGTTCCGTGGTATCAACTTTCGGCGCTGCGGGCCCACGCCAACACCTGCGCCGTGTCCGATTGCGCAGCAAATTGGAAAAACGCGTGGCTCGGGGTGTTGTGCCGCGCCATGGTGCGCGGCATGGAAAACGCAAACGCCGGCGGCCTGGCCGTGGCCCGCGCGTTCAACCCCCGCCGCGCGCAGCTCGAGGTGCGCCCCCGATGATTGCTGCGCTTTCAATTGTGCGTGAGCCGATGGCGTTCACGAACCTGGGCGACGGCCGCCGTGCGCGGTTTGAATTCAAAGCCCGCATTGCACATTTTCGCGCTGATGCCGTTGAAACGGCATTCTGCGCTGGCTGGTGGCGCGCGCGCATGGGCGGCGGCGTGGCCTCTGCCCGCTCACGGGTGCGAGGTTCAAGCCTGAAACTGGTGCGCCGATGATTGCTGCGCTTTGGTATGCCCCGCTGTGCCTGCTGATGCCGCGCGCCGTGGCCGCGCCGCGAAATACAAACCCCCGCCCGTTTGCGCTGTGCAAGCTGCACTGGCGCACGCGCGATGTTTTCGGGAATCACGCCGCCGTTGAATACGCGATTCTTTCCAGCGCCGGATTTCTGCCGCCCGTGCTCGAGGTGCGGCCAAAATCTTCAACCTAGACCTAGACCTAGACCTATTTTAGAGTGATTCCAGCAGGCACGGCAAGCCGTGCTATAACTCACGCTCTAAAACGCCACAGGAACGCACAAACCGAGGCCAGCCGATGCAAACCACCTGCCCGCAGATTGGCGATACCGTTGAGCTTGCCGCCTACCCAGGCCAGCGGTTTGAATGCCTCGGCTTTGATCAAAACGGCATTGTGGTGGCGCCCCTGCGCGGCAGCGGCCTGGTAACAAACGCGGCCGGTATGCTCGCCACGCCGGCGGGCGCACCGGCCGGCGCAACACCAGAGGCCGATCTGCGCGCTTACGTCACCACCAAAGTGGCCGAATCCAATCAGAAACTGGATTTCACGCTCGAGCTGATCACCACGCTGGGCCACAATCAGGGCCAGCTTGATTTGTGGTCTAACCTTTACGTGGGCGCGCCCATCCCGCCCGGCTACGGTGGCGGCGAGAGGGGCCGCGTGAGCTATGAAATGCTCAATCAGCAGATTGAGGCGTGGCGTGTCGCGCGCGATTTGACGTTCAACAACCTGGTGCAGCAGGGCGCGAATTTTGCCAATGCCGTGGTGGGCGCACTTCTGGCACTCAGTGATTATCTGCTGGGCCCCACGCCCGACAAAGCGTTTGCGCAGGGAATGCGCGATCAGCTCGGGCGCCTGGCCGAGGTGGTAAACGAGCTCGCAAAAATCACAGGTGATCGCCTGGCGCTGATCTTGACCGATTACCGCGAACAGCTCAAGCGCGTGGATCTCGGCCTGGGCAAACTCGGAATCGCGCCCCTCAAAGTGCCCGAGGGCGCAGGTTTTGGCCTGATGGTGCTAGCCGTGATCGCGGCCGTGGCGTTTGGATTCAGCGCGGGGCGCTGATTCAATTTTCGATTTCCGATTTTGGATTTTCGATTTTGCAGGCACCGGGCGCACGTTGAGCACGGGCTGCGTGAATCGTTCTCGGCTAAATCTCGTGATGAATTGCTGCCCGTGCAAGGAGGCGTGCTGAATGCTGTGGCACCACGCGCGCCAGCAAATGTAATTACTGCCAAGCCTGCCATTGAACTTCCCACGCAGGCGCAGCCAATCAAACATTTGCGCGGTTTTCATATCAACACCAGCACGGGCTGCCGCCAGCGGGTGCCGAAATCGCGCGAAGAATAGCAGCGATGAATGCCGCCAGGGCTGCCACCAAAGCAATGGGCCACGCGGCTGCACGTATCTGCGGGCCAATAGGAAATGACGTGCGCCCCCGCCAAACTTCTGCACGATGCCTCGGCATAGCAGCCAAGATCAGCGCGGCCTTTGAGTAGCGCGGTTTTCATAGGGGCACCAGCTCGAGCACGTGGGGCGCGGGCAGCGGGAAGCCTGCGTGGTGCACCCGGCTGATATCCGCGCGCTGTTTTTCCATGGCAAAGCCGACTGGCCGCCAGCTTTCAGCGCGCGAGCACGTGCGCTTCTCCGCGTGCGCAAGCCAGCGCGGCCGAACACAAAGCATCAAAACGCACGTGTTCATAGCGGCACCAGGGAAACGGCGGGGAGCTGCCCCAACATGATCAGCGTCCAATGGCGGCCAGATGCCTTTGCTTCTCGGTTTCCGCGTCCACACACATTGCTGACGCCCCTGCTGCAAACCAAAGATCTGCCCTGGCCGTTGCACCATGCCCACGAATTACTTACGCGGCGTGGCCCTGTTGGGTTTGTGGCGTAACGAACCATGTAAATCGTTCATTCCTCGCGCAGCATCTTCGAACGCGCCACGGCCTGGCGCTGCACCGTGGGCAGGCCGCGCACGCGGTACACCTCGGCAAAGCGCAGCAGATAATCCCGCTGGTGCTCGCTCATGCGGCTGCCGCGCATCTTTATTTTCTTGTCTGGTTTCAAAGCTATTCCACCACAGAGCCACGGAGCCGCGGAGTTTCACGGAGAAAAAAGCAATCGGGTTTACTGCTACGGCCAAAAACAAAAAGCAATTGCATTCCTTTGTGCGGCTCTGTGGCTCTGCGTCTCTGTGGTGGACTAGCTTTTCAGCACAGGCGGCAACGGCGTAAAATGCTCAACACAAAAATCAGTGGCTTTCACGGGCGCCCACATGCCCATAACCCCGCCGCCGGCCAGGGGTATTGGCTTGGGTGAACTGTAGCAGCACAGGCCCTGCCGCAGTTGCTTGGCATCGGGCAAATAGGCTTTGCAAAGCTCGCAGCGTTCATCGCGCAACGCGACGGGCGGCGGCGGAAGTTTTCTTAACTCGTGTTCGCTCATGTGGTTTCCTGTTTTCGAGTGTTCGAGTGCGCGAGTTTGCGCGTTGTGATTACTGCTAAAACATTCTGCGGCAGCCCGCGCGTTGATCCAAAGCGCCAGCTTCCCGTGTATGAATGCCACTGGCCACGGCTTGCCGCCTCCGTGCCTGCACCTGCTGTTGCGAACCTGATCGCGCCCGCCGTGAACGATGGCCATGCAGAGCGACCATGCGCCCGTGAAATCCCGCCGTTGCCCGGCAGAAAGATCATCGCGCGGCCTGCGAAAGCTGCCAGCACCAATACGGCGCTGTCACAAAGTTGCTGGCCTCGAGGCCGCGATAGGCGCGCGCGAAATTTCCCGGCCGATCGCTGCCAACCATCGCGGCCAAAGGCTCGGCCACAGCCGCCGCAACATAGGCGTTTTGATACTGGGCCAAAAGCTGCCGCCGTTTCCACTGGCAACCCACGCCCACAGCCAGCGCCATCAAAAGCGCCAGCACCAGGCCAAAGGATGATTTACGTTTTTCGTTCATGGTTTTCTCCCACACACGGCACGAACATGGTTCACTGCCAGCCACGCAAAAGCCCAGCAAGCACAACTAGCGCCAGCCGACATTGCAAGAATCGCAAATGCCCCGGGCCACGTAAGCGATTGAAGGTCCATTTTTGTCTCGCGCCAAGGCCGCAAAGGCCGCAAAGAACTACGATTCGCGGATAGCTTTCACCAGCTCCGCGAATTCATCGGCCCGCGTATCCTCAAGATCGGCCATTGTGAACAGCCACGCGGCCAGGTTCAAAGCATCATCCTTAGTGAGCCGCTTTGGTGACAGCGCCAGCACCATCAACTGATCACCAATCGCGCCCACTGCAAATTTGTTGAGAGTATCCATAGGCATATTGTTTTCCTCTGCGTCTCTGCGCGCTCTGCGTGAGCCCGCTGTGCCGTAAACGTACATCGGCAACGGCAGGTGCGCAAGTGAAGAATTTTTTACAGAAATCCGCCAAACGGATTTGACAACGCGCTGCGCAAGTGTAGATTTCCGCCAGCGTTTTACTAAACTTCAAACCGAGGGCGAAATATGGAACTGTTCAAGGTGGGCGAGACTTGGCTTTTCTTCACGATTGCATTTTACCACTGCGGCAGAATTGCCGAGGTGCAGGGCGATTTCATACGCCTGGAAAAGGGCAGCCAGCGCATTGAAGATTCCGGCGCCGTGGCCAATGCCCTGAAAACTGCGAAGTTTGACCGCAGCGAGGTGATCGACGCCGAGGTGATCATCAACGCGCAGAGCCTGACAAGCTGCTACGCCTGGCCGCACAAGTTGCCAAAGGCGCAGGGGTAGGGCCGCGCTTTCGCGCGGCAATTTACAATTGCCAATTTACAATTACCAATTGGGGCAGGCGTGAATTCTCGGATTGTCATTTTTGTGCTGGCCGATCGCGGGCGCTACGCCATGCGGCACGGCAAGGGCTGGCGCCGCTGGTGGAAAGCCGGTATCGGCCTCACTCGCGCCCGGCTGGTGAAAGTGAAGGGGCGGGCGTGACGCTGGTGATTAGAATTGTAGCGGCTCTTGCGCCTTGGCCTCGCCCGGGCGGCAGGTACGTGGTGCACGGGCCCTGCACGGTGTTGTGGCTCGGGCCATTTGGCAACTTTTATGGATGGGCGGCGGAAAATCTACCTGCACTTGTTGCCGCGAATGCTGCGGCCCGTAGTGCGCTGTTGGAGCATCGGGCCGCCGCCTCGAAACTGGTTTCAGGGGAAAATCATGCCAGCACTTGAAAAAGCACCTGCGGTTTGCCGGATTATTGAGCGCTTCGATGATGCCGGGCAGCCCCATGGTGATAGTAAACCGGCCTGGGAGCTGGTGAACGTTGCCACGGGTGAAACCGTGGCTGCGGTTTGGCGCCTGCATGGCAACCTGCACCGCCGTGACGGCCTGGCCATTGTGCTGCCCGAAAGCGGCTTTTGCGTCACGCTCGAGGATGACCCCGTGCACGAGGTTTGCGAGGTGGTGTTATTCAAAGAGCAAGAATCACGGGCCTGGTGGCGCGGCATGGCCATTAAAGAATCATGGGTGCTCGAGCGGCCCACGCTGGCCGAAATCAAGGCCGAACAAAACGCGGACCTGCGCGCCGCGGCCATCGATCTTTACGGTTTGCAAGCCTATATCAAAGCCATCGGCGCCAAGTGCCTCGACGCCGACGTGGATGACCGCCTGGCCGCGCGCGAGCTCTACGAAGTGCCCGGCCTGCCGTATCGGGTGCTGATCGCCACGGATGGCAGCAGCAAGCGCATTTATGAAATCGCGGTGCCGGCGGGCACGCAAACCTGCGCCCAGGCCGGCGAAGCCCTAAACGGCGTGCGCGATGCCGATGTGATCGCGGAGTCGTAAGGCAGCCTCACACAAAGCCACAAAGCCACAAAGCCACAAAGCCACGGAGAAAAACGACGATGATTGATAACGCAAAGTTGGAAGCTGATCCGGAATGCCCGCAGTTGGTGGGCCAGCTAGTGCTTTGGCAGCGAAGGGGCGATAGCATTCCAATGGTACAGGGAACGCTGAACTCATCGGCGGATTGCCTTGCTCTCGCGCAGTATCTGCAAGAGGGCGCCGAGATCCACCGGAAATTTGCCAAACTCGTCGCCAAGTACGAAACCTGAAACCTGAAACCTGAAACCTAAAACCTGTTCCCGAAAGGAAGCCATGAACACCACAGAAAAAGCTGCACCTGTTGCCAACACCGTTGCAAATGCCGCCAAGCGTGCGCGGCCGGAACCTCGCGTTTACACCCTCACGCCGGGCAAGTGCGGCCGCCAGGGTGATCTTTATTTCTGGCTTGTGCAGAACACGCACAAGCACGCCGCCAAGATCGAAAGCAAGGGCGAGCCCGTGCAGCTCGTGAACGGCGCCACACGCGGCTCACGCCACTGTGCCGCACTGCCCGAGGGCTGGCAGGCGTTCAAGGCCGAGGGCACACACCAGGGCGAGCGCCAAATCTGCAACGTGTTGCTGGTGGCCCCGCCCGAGGGCGGCACGGTTGAAATCACACACCCCGAACACGCGCACCACCACATAAGCGTGCCCGCGGGCTGCGCCGTGCTGGTAACAAGCCAGCGCGACTACGCCCAGGACGCCCTGCAGCGCGTGCGCGACTAAGTGGCACGGGGCTCCAGGCCCGTGCAAAAATTCGGCGGTGCGGTTAAGCCAGCCGCCCCGCTGGCCAGGTTGCCCGCCTGCGCCGCACCGCCGATGTTTTTTAGGCTAACCATGGAAAAAATGCGCGAGTTTTTGCTGATGCTGGCCGATGCGGATCTGACCGGATCGGCTTACCAGGCGGTGCTTTCGCTGGTGCTCAATGACGTCACGTTCAAAAACAGCGACTACGCCGGCAAGCTGCGCGAAGCACTGCCGCCGTTCCTGGTGGATCACGGCCTGTTCACCCGCAAAGGCAAAGGCACGGCCATCAAATACGAACCGACACAAAAATTGCTCGACCTGCGCGCGCTGCTGCGGGCGCCCGCGGCCCAGCAGCAAGCCGCCGCGCTGGAAAATCAGCCCGTCACGGTGCTGCACGGCAACAACACCACGGCGGCCATTCTACCGGACCCAACGGCGCACCCAGGAAGCCCAGCAGCACCCCGCACCACGAACCCCGCACCCCGCACGCTGCCGCTGTTCCCCTGGGCCACAGCAGCCGCGGCTAAATTCCTGGGGCGATCGGGCGAGCAACAGGCCATCACGATCAAGAAATGGCGCGCGCTGGGTTACGAAGGCGATATGGCCGATCTGCTGATCGACGCCTGCTACAAAATCCAGCAAGGGCAGGAACTGCAATACTCGGCCACGCTGGCCGAGGCAGCAAGAAACGCCGAAGTGCTGGCGGCAAAGATTTTCGGGTAAATCTGCCTCACGCAGAGAACGCAGAGGCGCAGAGGCGCAGAGGGGAAAACATGATCAGGCTAATTCTAAAGGCGCTGCGGGAAATCCGCGATCACTGGAAATACCCGTACTGGCCCGCGGTGCAGTACGCAGGCAGTGAGCCGTGCTGCCCGCGGTGCGGCCTGGCGATCCAGCGCGTGCACCGGCCAGAGCCAAGCAAAAATTAGTTCTTGGCGTAAACTTTGCGCCTTGGCGTCTTTGCGTGAGCGCCTTTGCTGTGTAGTTAGCTTTCGCGCGGCTGCCGGCACTGTGTGATCCCGGCAGCGCCGAAAGCTAAAAAGGATTTGCAAATGTTCAAGGTACCAGCGTGGGCGTGGGCGTGGGCGGGGGCGCGGGCGCGGGCGGGGGCGCGGGCGGGGGCGGGGGCGGGGGCGGGGGCGCGGGCGGGGGCGGGGGCGTGGGCGTGGGCGTGGGCGTGGGCGGGGGCGCGCGCTGCGGCGTGCGCGTGGGCGGGGGCGCGGGCGCGGGCGGGGGCTGAAAGCAAATTCAGGGACTATGTGCTTATGCTGCAAGTCTGCGCGCGAGCGCGGCCTTTGGATTTTCCCATAGGCCGAGCTCGCGGCGGTGCCTCGAGCGGATCGCGGCGGCGGAACGTTTGAGATCGCGCACGAGTGCCGGCAGTGAATTCTGGAACTGCACCACGGGCACGGCGCGCAGCTTTGTGATCTCGGCGGCCGTCCAGGGCTGATACTCGCGGAAACAGGCAATGCCCGCGGCCTGGCGCGCGAACGTTACAGCGCGAACGCTGCGCCCCAGCTTGCGCGCCACCAGCCGATCGGGCGCTTTGCCAAGCAGGGCTTTTTCGCGGGGCTTCCAGGGCTTATATTTTCTGTCTCGCACAAGTGCAGTAAATAAACGAGGAAAGGCGGCGCAACATGATTACACCCGAACAGCTCAAGCGCATCGAAAACGGATTCGGCATGAACGAGCCCGCGCGGCTGGTGGCACTGGCGCTGGGCCTCGAGAATGACACCGTGCAAACGGTGTATTGCCAGCTCGGCAAAGGCGTGGATATCTACCGCCTGCGCGGCTTTGCCAAGGAAAAACGCCCCGCGCGAGTCGACGCCGCGGCCGTGCAGCGCTTCGAAGAAAGCGCCAAGACAGCACTGGCCGCCCTCGAGGATTTGCGCGACGAGCTCGCGCCGCTTCTGGACGGCGAGCTGCACACCAGCGAGGCATTAAGCCACGTAAAAAAAGCCCGCGCCGCCATAGCCGACGCCCGCGCCAGCGTGCGCCTGCGCCGCGTGCTTTCGGGCGAGCTGGAAGTTGCCAAGAGCGCGGCCTCGGCCTCCGCAGGTTCAAGGGTGATCGGATGAGCCACGGGCCCATGGTTTCGGCGGCGGCGCTGCTGCGCATGAAACGCGAGCGCGACAGCCTTTTGTGGGCGCTGGCCGCCCTGCTTTCGCTCGCAACGCCCAAAGCCAAACAAAAGCCCCGCGCCCGCGAAATGTTCGACTGGCGCAAGCTGCAGGCCGGAGAAAAAGACTAAGAACGGCAGCTCACACAAAGCCACAAAGCCACGGAGAAAAGCAAAAGCAGTTCTTTGTGTCTCCGTGGCTTTGTGTGAGAAGGCAGGAACCCATGAACGAACCTACCCGAAAAATTGGCAGCACGAAAACCACGATCGTGAACGTGGCCGATAATGAGTGTGATGTTTTTATTGGCCGGCCGTCGCGGCTGTGCAACCCGTTCAAGATCGGGCGCGATGGGGACCGCGCGCAGGTGATCCGCAAGTTTGAAACCTGGGCGCGGCTCTTGATCAAAGATGACGCCGATTTCGCGGCCCGAGTCAAAGCCCTGCACGGCAAGGTGCTGGGCTGCTACCGTGCAGGGCTCCATAATGTCGGGAAGCGACGGAGTAAGGCCAGCCGCAGCCCTCGAGGTGCGGCCGCTGTTCTCTGCGCGCTCTGCGAACTCTGCGTGAGGCGAGGCCGTGCCAAAATTCATTTCAAGTATTTCGGTATCAGGGCAAGCGCACTGCGCCCGGCAAGCCCGTGGATTTGCCGATAGGTTTGCACGCGGCGAATTTGCCAAGGCGCAGGCCCGTGCCATCAGCGCGGCCAGCCCCGGCGCTATAAGGGCTCTTGGCCGCGTGAGCGGCTGGGCGGTGCTCGAGTGCCGCCCAAAGGAAAAAACTAAAACCTAGAACCTGAAACCTGAAACCTGTATGCTTCCCCACATGCCCAACGCGATCTAAATAGAAAACCCGCACCAGAGAATGCGGGTTTTCTGCGCTAGGGCTGACCTGTTCAGAGCAGGAAAGCGTGCTGATAACTCTAAATCTTTCAACACCTCAATCAAGCCCCCAGTGGCGGATTTTCGCCATTGGGGGCGCAGCGCCGCACCCGCGGCGGGGAGAACGTGCAGGCCGCGGGTGACGCGAGCGCGCAATGAAGATAAAGCCGATAATCAACTACAACCCTGCAAGGCGCTTGCTTGTCGAACAGGGCCAAAGTTGTAGGCACACCGCCACAGTTGGCCGGAAGGCCAAGGGAGCCGATGGTGCAGGGCAGCCGTGATAGCCGCCCTTGTAGCTGACACTGTGACCTCAGCGAGATGCACCACGATACCGTGGAAAAACACGGTCTGCGAAAGCAGGCAGGACGATATTGCCAAGGGACGGCGTAAGCCGGCCCCAGCCCCGAAAAAGCGCGCAAACGATCACTAGGATATGCCAGCTCAAGATCCACAGCCCACAGCGGGCACTACGCGGCCTTGGCCGCCGCCCGCTGGCAAGCTGGGAAGCCTGGCACCGAACACACCCGCGGCCGAACATACTGGGCGCAGGGGGGCAAAACACCGCCACCCGCGCCAACTCAATAGCCAGAAGTGGCTAGGGAGTCGACGCCTGCCTGCCCCTGAAGTTAGGGGCAGGCCACCTTTTTTGCGTTTTTTGTGCCAGTCTCGAAATAGCGTGGTGCAGGTCGGTCACGGGCAAGTGTGCCCGTTCCACGCGAGCGCGGGGCAGTTGCCGCGCGAGACGTGGCGCAGGTAACGATCAAGAGAAAACCGCTTTTGCAGTGGCAGTGCTTTTGCCGTGGGGTGGGGGTCACAGGGGGCGGGGGCTTTTTGTGGTGAAAATCGCGCCTTGCTTTTCTGCACTTGCGCGCTAGGCTTGCATCGTGAAATTTCTTTCCGTGTGCTCAGGAATTGAGGCCGCCAGCGTGGCATTTCAGCCGCTGGGCTG